CTGCATACGGTACAAAGATAGGTGCCAAGTATAAGTTCTAAACTTATGTGCGTAACCACATAAAACTAACCCAGTACTGCGGAACAGTACATACGGGTAATCAATCAATACTATTTAAAATCCATGGCTTTTAATACTAACACTGTAGCAGGTACTGTGGTACATGCTCAGACTCAATGGAATACTAAGCTGATCGTTCCTAACGATATCAGTATTGCAAGTTCAACAACCTATCAATCAATCCTTAAGTTTGATCTTGGTAAGTATGAGCGTGCTATATTCCGTTGCTATCTAGATGCAGCATACGATGCAGATGGTGACCTTAAGTATAAGATTATCACTCCAACTAATACTGTATCTTACAGAGCTAGGAACATGGTATCTGAAGCACCTATCTCTGGTGCTGTAACAGAAGCTGTAACATTCGATGTAACAACTGCAGGTTCTCCTGAAGTTCAAGTCGTAGCAGCTGACGGTGCTTACTATGCATTCATTGAAGGTACTATAACCGCTGGTGATACAGCAGGTGAAGTAGACCTACAAGCTGCACAGGTAACAAGTTCAGCAACAGCTACTGTTATCAAGTTCGGTACCTACTTAGAGTACCTTAAGTTCTAAGTATGATAGGAGGTTCACCCCTCCTTCATGCGAGCGTCAAAGGATGACTACAGCCTTCCAAGCTAGTATACAGGGGTTCGATTCCCCTCGCTCGCTTTGGCTTTTGGCCCTTACGAGGATACCCTTAAGCTGTCTAGACGGTGGGATAGACCACGAATATAAATTAATTTTCTCAACGTTGAGAGTATGTAAACCTATACAGACTCTTTAATATAATGGCTAACGCCACACAGTCAGTACTTGGTGCGCTGAATAAGGCGGTCTCTAATACCGCTGGTTCTCAGACGTATGATACCAAGTATGCAACTTATTTAAAGCTGTTCTCAGGAGAGCTATTCAAAGCTTATGAGTCAGCAACAATAGCACGTGATACCGTGCAAAGACGTACCCTAAAGAACGGTAAATCATTACAGTTCATCTTTACGGGACGTATGCAAGCGGCTTACCATACTCCAGGTGAACCAATTCTAGGATCAGGCGATCCACCAGTAGCAGAGAAGACCATCCAATGCGATGATCTCCTCATCTCTAGTGCTTTCGTATATGATCTAGATGAAACACTTGCACACTACTCTCTGAGATCTGAGATCTCTAAGAAGATTGGTCATGCACTGGCCGAAGCATATGATAAGAAAGTCTTCAGAACGATTGCTTTAGCAGCACGTGAAGCTCATCCTATCACTGCATCTCCAGGACCAGAGCCCGGTGGTACAACCATTGAGCTTGGTGCAACTAAGGAGTACAATGCACAAGCACTAGTAGACGCTTTCTTCGAAGCAGCAGCTATTCTCGATGAAAAGAATCTACCTAAGACAGGACGTACAGCAGTACTAAACCCTAGACAATACTATGCACTTGTCTCACAAGTCTCATCTAACATCTTAAACAGAGACTATGGTAACTCACAAGGTAACCTAAACTCTGGTGAAGGTCTAGTTGAAATTGCTGGTATTTCTATCAAGCGTTCTAACAACCTACCTTTCCTTGCTGGTACAGTTAATAGCCAGTCTGGTGAAAACAATTCATACAATGGTGACTTCTCTACACACTGCGGTCTTATCTATCAGAGAGATGCTGCAGGTATTGTTGAAGCCATTGGACCACAAGTTCAAGTAACTGGTGGTGATGTGTCTGTTCTATACCAAGGAGACGTGATGGTCGGTAGACTTGCAATGGGTGTAGGTACACTTAACCCTGCAGGTGCAATTGAATTAACCTCAGCACGTAGCTAATTATGTCACTTCGTCCAGGTACCGCTACTACTATAACCAGAACTAAAGGTAACTATGATACCGCAAACACAACTGATTATGGTGGGATAGGCAAGGTGAAGCAAACCGTGACGAAAAATCCTCCAACTCCATTGGAGTACGGTAGGCAGCATCTTAGCCCTGGCAATATAGGTACCGTTTCTTAACAATATAATATTATGGCAGTACCAACAGCAGTTGGAGAATACGGCTCTTGTCAAGGTACAGAGACTCGTATATCTCCTTCCGATACAAGTGGATCAGGCTCAGCATCAGCTGTAGCTTCCACTACTAAAAACTTACGTCTAGCATACTCTACCGTTGGTGGATCAGGTGTGCTTGATACATGTGCAGTTGTCGCTGGACAATACACATAACTCAATAAGGGGGGTATCACTACCTCCCTTTTTTTTATTTATAATTCTTAACTATGACTACCACAACCGTTGATATCGATACCGAACTATCCGCAGTCAATGCGATTCTTGGTAGTATAGGTCAATCACCAGTATCTACTATCGATTTTACTAACCCTGAAATATCATTCATTTATAATATACTTAAAGAATCAAATCAAGATATACAAAATGAAGGATGGACTTTTAATAAAGAAGAGCACATAAAATATGTTACTAAAGATGGTGATAAATTTTTAATAGATGATGATATAATGCAAATTGATTATGAAGATGCATGGGATAAAACTCGTGACTTTATAAGGAAAAAAGATACCAATGGTAAATGGTATCTATATGATAAAGTTAATCATACATTTGAATTTCCAGACGATACTTACTTCTATGTTAATGTTATAAGACGTCTTCCTTTTACAAGTATACCAGCACCTTTCCAAAGATATATAATATATAAAGCATCTGGTAGAGCTGCTGTACAATTGGTATCTAACCCTTCATTACAGAAGATGTTAGCAACATTTGAAAGTCAAGCAAGAGCAGCTTGTTTAGAATATGAATGCAATCAAGGAGATCACTCATTCTTTGGTTGGCCTGATGATTCTGCTTATCAATCTTATAAACCTTATAGAGCACTGAGACGCTAATGACAAGTGTAACACAGAAAGTTCCTAACTATGTTCTTGGAATGTCTACGCAACCAGACGAAAAGAAAATACCAGGTCAGGTTGTAGATCTAGTTAATGGTGTACCTGATGTTGTAGATCAATTAATTAAAAGACCTGGTAGTAATTTAGTAAATACATTATCACCTTCAACTGCAGCCAATACAAAATGGTTTGATATTTATACAACAGATACAGAGAAATATATTGGACAAGTTGGAGCAGATGGAGCTGTTAAGATATGGAGATGTAGTGACGGTGTTGAAATACCAGTGGATTATAATGATATTGCTGGGACAAATAAAGCTACTTACTTAGATAACACTGCATTGTCAGATGAGAAGTCTTCTGATATACAGGTACTTACTATTAATGAAACTACATTCTTTGTTAATAGACGTAAGACAGTATCAATGCTAACAGGTGCATCTGATAAGTCACCTCCTCAATTAAATGAAGCTTACATTGCACTTGATACTATAGCTTATGGAAAACAATATGCATTAGATATTTATAATCCAGATGATAACACTACGTATGAACATAAACGTGCTACAGCTATAACAATGTCTGGTATAATAAGGTCTCACCCTGATGATGATCCTGATGATTATAGTGGTACCAGTAATGGTGATTGCTTAGGTATGGGTAGAGAAGTTGTAACTGTAAGTACAGGCACAGATAAGTGTGGAACATCACCACCTAATATGAGTGCTAATGGTAAGTCTAGGTTAAGATATGATATGGACATCAGATGTATAGCTTCACCAACTGGTACTGTTGATTCTAGTTATACATATCATGATGCATATCAAGCATTTCCTAAACTACAGTTTGGTGGAGAAGGATGGGAAACAGATGATACACATCAACACACATCTGCTAAAGGTGTTACTACAACAGTAAAAGTTACAAACCATATAACCCTTACATCTAGAGCTAATATAGCCATGGTACGTCCTGAAGCTACATCCTCTAGTGCTGATGAGCATGTATCTTCTGCTGGTGTTTTAGGTGATATTAAGGCTACATTGGATGCAATAAGTGGTACAGGTATTACTGCTACAATTGTTGGGAATGGTATACATTTATATAGTAAGGATAGATTTGGTGTATCCACACCAGAGCAAACATTAATGACTGTCACTACAACTGAAGCTAATAATATAGTTGATTTACCACGTACATGTCGTCATGGATATACTGTACGTATTGTAAGTAGTGGTGAAGATGTGGATGATTATTACCTACGCTTCCAAGCTGAAGGTGTGCAGGCAGTACATGGTACAGATCCTAATCTTTTAGATGATCCATCTGA